GTTATTTAGATTTGATGAAGATGGTTTATTATCTCCATTTGGTTCTATGGTATATAGTCTAGATACATCTACACTTAAATTAGAAACTGGATACTTTAAAGTACTAGCTGGTGGTAGAGTTGAAAACCGTGATTTAGACTTAGATGCTAAATATAAACTAACTAAGAATAACTTCTTATGTTGGACTAATGGGTTATTTGATAAAACAATAGACCCTGATATAAAGAATCTTAATATTATTACTATGAATAATGGTGAACCTCTAGATTATGAACTACAAGTAAAGTATTTCTATAGAGATATCACTAATCATAATAGAAGTAATATTACTATTCCTGAAAATAAAGACTTATTGAAAAGTTTAGTCATTGAGCAAAAAAGTGAAATGCCTGAATTAGACATTAAAGCTTTAGGTCGTGACTTTGATTTCCAATATAAATATGATACAGATTATGAAGACAATGTAAACTCTGGTATTAGATATATCAGTCGTTACAATTCTTCTATGTTTGATAAACTCTATGAGAAACGTCTAAAGATTCACTCTAGAAGTATCTCTGGTAAAGAGCTAAAAGATCAAATAACTAATAATCTATTATCTCTCCCTAGAGGATATCATAAGAATCCAGAAACTTATGTAATCATCTATAAGAATGGTGAACTATGGAATCTATATAATCGTATCAGATATAAGAATAATAACTTTGAAATCCCTATTACTAATAAGGAAATCTCTACTATTACTGACTATGATGAATTTGAATTCACATATTTTACTGGAGTTAATAATAACTATTTGAAAGTAGAGTGTACTGAAGATAATAATACTATCGAAAACACTACTATCAAATATGATGATCTAATGGTATTTGCTAACTATACTGAAGATCAAATCTATAAAGAACTTCCATTCAATAAACGTACTATATATGACGTTAAGTATACTTTAGATAAAGATCATAAAACTGTTACATTCACTAATCCAGCTTATTATGGTAAGACCATTTATATGGCTGCTAAGAATCAGTTTAAGTATCAGCATTTTAATATTACTAAACCTACAGTACGTTACTTCTTTGGTAGAGACTTTATCCCTTGCTTGAATAAAGATAGATTCGCTGTATTCCACAATGGTCGTCTCTTAAGTAAGGATATGTATAGAGTCATTGTCCCTGAAGTTGAAAATACTGCTACTGAAGTATGTGTTCATGTACGTCGTGTAGCTCAAAAGGGTGATACAGTAGATATATTCTATTTACCTTATGACTTTAACTATACAGATATTGGTAAAACAAACAGAGTTGATGTTGTTACAGTTAGAGCAACTGTAGATCAACAACCAGTGTTTGCTATTCCATTCCCATCTAAGTCTTCTTTATTAAATAAAAACAGCTTCTTACTATTACGTGGCTCTGTATTGGTAGACCAATCTAGATATAATGTAATCGGACGTACCGTTGTATTTAATGATCCTAAAGACTATGTAGCATATGGACGTGAAGTTACTTTCGTATTCTTATATAGTGAGAATATTGAATCTAATCCATATGGTGGTGTAGAAGAAGATGATGTATTAAATATCGATCCTCAATTTGTTATAGCAAATAAAGATAATCAATTAACTTTTGATATTCCTTATCCTGAGGGATTTGATGGATTCTTCTTCCTAACATATCGTGGTATCTATGTAAATCCTAAACGATATGAAATCATGGAAGGTACTAAACAAATTAAGTTCTTTGACCAAGATACTGGTATTGATGCTGGTACTGCATTAATCTTTGTATTCATTTATCCTGAGCAAAAGAATAAAGTTGGTACTTCTGCGGTATCTGTACGTGCTACTATAGATAATCAACTTAAGTTTAGTATTCCATTACCTTATGCTAAATACTTTGATGATCAAAATAGCTTCTTCTTAATTAGAAATGGTGTATTCTTAAATGAAGCAGAGTACTATATTGATACTAAAGCAAATACAGTTGACTTACTTACTACTAATGGCTTAGACATTGGTCAAGAATTAGTATTTAACTTTATTACTGGTAGAAATGTATCTGTTAAGACAGCTATAGAAGAAGTTCGTGCTGAGCAAGATGGACAACTTGTATTCAAATTACCTAAAGTTTTCCATGATTTTGATAAAAAGATTGGTAAATTCTTCTGTGTAATTGGTGATACATATATTGATAACCGTCGCTTTGAAGTAGTTGGTAATGATTTACGATTCTTAAATCGTGAAGACGCTGTTCTTGAAGGACGTACAGTTACATTTATCTTTGTATATACTGAAGATATTGATGCTGAGACTGCAACTATTGGTGGTGTAGTTAATACTTCTAAGTATACTAAGTTCATTACTGAATCTGTAAAATGTAAAGAAGATGGTCAACGTACATTTACTATTCCATGGGAAGATTCTATGCTCATGGATAAGAAAATCATCGTAACTGTTGGTAGTACATTCATTAGAGAATCTCAATATACTATTTCTAAGACATTGAATACATTGACCTTCATTGATGATGGTGTAATTACAACTACAGATCGTGAAGTTACATTTACTCTAGCTGATTCTGATTATACAGTAATTGCTAAAGAAGTTATTGATGTTGATGCGGTAGTAGATGGTCAAACTGAATTTGATATTCCATTACCATTTGAAAACTATCTTAAACTTGGTAACTCCTTAATGGTATTCGCTAATCAAACATTTATTGATGCATCTCGCTATGTATTAGATAAAGATTTGAATAAGATCACATTAAGAAACTATAATGATGCATTGAATGCTGGTCAAACTTTATCTTTCTTATACTTCTATATTGCTAACCAAAGCAATAGAAGCTTAGAACGTGAAGATGTACAACATCCAATGATTAATGAACGTGGTTACTTGTACTTAAATAGAAATGACTTAGAGCATCTATTGAATAATAAACTCTACTTCATGTTTATCAATGGTAAGAAGATCAATAAAGATAATATTATGAATGTGGCTAACAACATCATTCGATTAAAGAATGACGTTCAAACACGATTCAATACATTAATCTTAGATTATACTCCATCTATTCCAGAATTAGCTAAGTATAAAGATATCAATTCTGATTATGATATCATTATGAATCAAATCTCTAATGAAGATATTAATAAGCTTTTCAATATTCATAATAACGTAACTGATCTTGAAAAGTATATCGTTCCAGATACCTCACAAGAAGCTATCATTAATGATATCATTAGAACTCACTATACATCTAATGGAGTCAATAAAGGATTACCATTTGTATATACTTATGATACAAGTACGTTTAAGAATAGATCTATCTATAGCTTAGCCACTACAGTTAATAAGTATATTGCTCCTGGGAAATATACTTTTACTTGTCCAGATGATGTAACTATGCTTGAAATCAAATCTATTGCATCTGCTAGTAGAATTAGACCTATCAATAGAACTATTGATACAATTGGTTATCTACGAGATAAAGACTTTGAATTTGGTGAAGTAAGTTATATCTTACCATCTGATGTATCTAATTATATTGATACAGCTATTGGTAAGAAAGATCTTAATATCATGAGCCAACCTCTATATAAAGAGGTAGTTGGTAATTTACCTGAAGTAAATGATTTCATTCCTGCAATGAAACCTTTACGTAAGACTGAATCTAAAACTACATTAGGTAGACTTTCTAGATATTTCTATCAAAAAGAAATCATTAGAAACGTTAAAGTACATCCTGGGTTGAAGTATAAGATTACAGTTCCAACTGGTGGATTTGTACATATTGCTTATGATGTTGCTGATACTGATATTAGTCAATATCATTTGAAATATCGTATTGACTTCGATTCTGATCGTGATAATACTCCAATATTCTATAAAGGCGATACATTAACTAAGCCTGATACATTTGTAAATAGCTTAGAAGAAATCTATAGTGATGACTTCAATTTACAATATAATCAAAGCTTTACTAAACCTGGAGAAGAATACTGGATCTGTCCAGATAATGTAGGTGAAATCATTCTTACATTATGTAGTGGTTACTCTAAGATGATTACTGTAGATGATATTGAAAGATATCCAGCTGCATTCCAATTCTGTGGCTATGGCAGCACTGATTTCTCTATTGCTCCAGTACCAGCTATTGGTAATATGGAATTCATTGAATTAAATAGCTTCTATGATAGAGTCACTAATGAATATGATTCTAAGATTCTTAATACTATTGAAGATGGTCATGAAATCCATTATAGCAGTAATAATACTCTATATGGTTGCGGTATATCTGAAATAGGATTTGTTGAACGTGATGACGAAGATGCTATTAATTCCAGTAAAGCGCCTGAAAATCGTAATCGTATTAACTTAATGCTTATTAATGGTGTAAGAACTTCTAGATCTGACAGTTCTATTTCTCGTGAAGTTACTTCATATATTAAAGTAGAACCTGGTAAGACTTATACAATTAGAGTTGGTAAGAATAATATCAAAACTGATATGGTATTAAGTAGACCAGAGACCGAGTTTGGTGGTGTACTAGGTATTAGTTATCATAATAAAGTATTATTAACTAACGTTGATACTAATGTATACTTATCTAATGCTTTAGATGCTACTCATATTAATAATCCTGATATTGATTATAGTGGATTAAATACTGAAATGACTGAAGATCAACTTGCAGGTGATCCAGGTGTATCTCATGTAGTTTCCGATGAAGAAGCTATTGAAGAAAGAGATAAACCTGTATTTGTTAAAGAATTACCTAAGATTGCAGTTGATGAAAATGATACTGATGAATTATTCCAAACGAATATATTCGATGCTTCCAATGTAATCAGAGAATAATATTAGCCGGATAGGGGTGTCAAAATCCCTATCCGCTTATATTTTGAACATTAATGTAATTAAAATACATATTCGCAAGGAGGTA